CAACAGCGGCAAGGCAAGAATCGGCCCCAGAGCCTGCTCCTCAAGCCAAGCATAGCGATGAACTAGACGCTGTCAGTGAAAATGTGCAGAGGCGCATTTCCAAATTGACAGCAAAGATGCGCGAAGCCGAGCGTAGAGAGCAAGCGGCGCTGGAATATGCCCGTAGCGTTCATGCTAAGGCGCAGGAGTTAGAGCAAAAGCTGGTGGTGACCGATAACAGTCGGCTGAGCGAGACAAAGACTCGTATAACCACGCAGGCAGATCAGCTCAAGGCCATTATTCGCCGTGCTCGGGAAGAAGGGGATATTGATACTGAGACAGAAGCTCAAGAGCGTCTGATGCAGTTGTCATTGGAGCAGCAGCAAGTCAATTCATGGCTCCATTACCAGCAGCAACAGCAAGCACAGGCTCCTGTTCAACAGCCTGCGCCTGTACAACAGGCTGCCCCTGCTAAGCGCCAGCCTAGCCCGAAAGCCGAGGATTGGGCGGGAAGGAACGAGTGGTTTGGCAAGGATAAAGCCATGACGTACGCGGCATGGGGAATCCATTCGACCATGGTGGAAGAAGAAGGATTTGACCCGGAATCTGACGAGTACTATACTGAATTAGACAACAGGATCAAACAGGAGTTTCCACACCGGTTTGCCCCTGCTCAACAGACTCAACAGAGACAACGGCAGAACGTGCCCGCCGTTGCTCCTGCTACCCGTAGTTCCGGGGTCAGTAGTGCACGCCGTTCGGTGAAATTAACACCGAGTCAAGTTGCTATCGCAAAGAAATTGGGTGTTCCTCTCGAGGAATATGCCAAATACGTGAAGGAGTAAGAAATGACCCAAGAGAAAATGACTATCGACCGCGCTCCCCGTAATTCACGGGAAAAGGAGGCTCGTCGCAAGCCTTGGACTCCTCCGTCACGTTTGGACGCACCCCCTGCCCCTAAAGGATTTCAGCATCGCTGGATTCGTTCGGAGATCAATGGTTTTGAGGACAAGCAGCACGTTTATGGCCGTCTTCGCGAGGGCTATGAACTGGTGCGTAACGAGGAACTGCCAGAAGAGTACCGCAACACCCTGCCTACCATCGAAGATGGTAAACATGCTGGTGTGGTATCTGTCGGTGGCCTTTTGCTTGCCCGTATTCCAGATGAGACCTTGGCGGAACGCAATGCACATTACTCCGGTAAGGCGCGGGATCAGATTCAAGCGGTGGACAATGAGTTGATGCGTGAAAACGCTCACTCGACAATGCGTATCCAGAACCCCGAAAGGAGTTCTCGCACTACCTTTGGTAGTCGTTAAGACTACATAACCCTTTAGGAGCTATTCATGGCAAACGTAGATAAAGCCTATGGTCTCCGCCCAATGGGTAACCTCTCTGCTACTGGTGCACAGAAGCAGTATGGCTACATCATCGCGGACAACCAGTCGGGCGCTATTTTTCAGGGTGACCTAGTTACCCTCGTTGGCGGCTACCTTGTTAGATATGTCAGTGGCACTCATGCCACGGCTGTTGGCGTATTTAACGGTTGCAGCTATATCGATCCAACCTCTGGTAAGCCAACTTGGAGTAATTACTACCCCGGTTCGGTGAACATCACGACGGGTCAAATCGTCGCTGAAGTTCTGGATGATCCTAATCAACTATTCATTATTCAAGCTGATGAAGATGTGGTTCAGGCGGATATTGGTCAGAACGCTGCTATTGCTTACACTGCAGGTAGCACAGTAAACGGTGTTTCTGGCATGGAACTTGATTCCTCCACCATCCTTACCACTAATACCTTGGTCCTGAAGATTGTTGGTCTGTATAACATTCCAAACAATTCTTTGGGTGAAAACTTCACTCAGGTTGTCGTAAAGATCAATGCGCATCAATACGGCAGCATCGGTGTTGCTGGCCTGACCTAATAGGAGCTAAATCATGGCTATTTCCCGTTCGCAACTCGTAAAAGAGCTAGAACCCGGCCTGAACGCTCTGTTCGGGATGGAGTACAAGCGCTACGAAAATGAGCACGAAGCGATTTTTTCGATTGAGTCGTCGGATCGTGCGTTTGAAGAAGAAGTTATGCTGACCGGTTTCGGTGAGGCACCGACGAAAAACGAAGGTGCTGGTGTGAGCTTCGACTCCGCACAGGAATCGTTCACCGCTCGCTACACTCACGAGACCGTTGCACTGGCGTTCGCGCTGACTGAAGAGGCCATCGAGGATAACCTCTATGACCGTCTGGCATCGCGTTACACCAAAGCACTGGCCCGTTCGATGTCCTACACCAAGCAGGTGAAGGCAGCTTCGGTGCTGAACAATGCGTTCAACACCACTGGCCCATACAACGGTGGTGACGGCGTTTCGCTGTGTAACAGCGCACACCCAACCGCACTTGGTCCTAACTTCAGCAACGTGCCTACAACGGCCGCTGATCTGAATGAGACCTCGTTGGAACAGGGCATCATCGATGTAGCAGGCTTCACCGACGAACGTGGCCTGAAGGTCGCTCTGTCGGTTCGCCGCATGATCATTCCGAAGGAACTGCAATTTACCGCAGAGCGCCTGATGAAATCGACCCTGCGTACCGAAACCGCAGACAACGACATCAACGCCATCAAGTCGATGGGCATGGTCCCCGAAGGTTACTTCGTGAACCACTTCCTGACCGATCCGGACGCATGGTTCCTCATGACCGATGCCCCGAACGGCCTGAAGATGTTCCAGCGTTCTGACATTAAAACTGCTTTCGAAGGCGACTTCGATACAGGTAATGTTAGGTACAAAGCGCGAGAGCGATATTCGTTCGGCTGGTCAGACCCACGTGCAATTTGGGGTTCGGAAGGCTACACCCCAGCCTAATTAGGGGAACGAGAAAAGGGGCCGATTGGCCCCTTTTCTTTTATTGGCAATAGTGTATATTGACGTTATTCCGGGATTTTCCGGTGTATCTGACAGCCCCGGCTGACGACATGCAGACAGATACGCCCTCACTTGCATGTAAGGAACCTATATTATGGCAACTACCACCTTCACGGGGCCGGTCGTATCTAATAACGGCTTTGTCACTGGAACAGCCGCTTCTCCGCTCGTTGAAACCATCGCTGGCAATGTATCTGAATCGTATGTTACGACTTCTGCCGCCACTGGCGATACACGCCTGTCTTATCAGCGTTTAGCTTTTACATCCACTGGCTCTGGCGAAACTTACCGTGCCTTGACTCAAGTCACAGGCGCTGGCGCAGCTACTGGCGGTACTGTTAATGGCGCTCACATTAGCTTGAGCATCAACGGCTCTGGCACTATTTCTGGAGCAGGTAATGCTCTTCGCGCTACTTTAGGGGGTACGTCCACAAATCCCGGCGGCACGATTGCAGCTATTCAAGCTGACTCTAACTTTGCTTCTGGCGGCACTTGGACAAATGCTTCGTTCATTCGTTTTACGAACAGCGGTACTGGCACGGTGGCTAACTTGTTTAACATCCCCGCAGCCTTGTTTGTAACAAGTACTGCCACTATTGCTAAGACTTTAAGAGTCGTGGCATCAGACGGTACGCCTTACTTCATCATGTGTTCTAGCGCAGCTTAATATGCAGATCACCAAGGAATTCTTGGAGACTGAGATTCGTGACCTTGAGACTGAAGCACAGAAGGCTCAAACCTTTTTAATTCAGTCTCAGGCCACAATCCAAGCGTACAAGATGCTCATTAACAGGCTAGACGCACCAGAACCGGAGCAAACAGATGGCACAGATACTATTTAAAGCTGTTACAGCCACAGGTGCGGGCACTTTAACTATTAACTAGGAGGTCGCCATGGGATACATGAGCGATTTACAGAGTACCTACCGCACGACGGATGGGGCCATTTTTACTGGCCGCACCCGTATTAAGGCGGTCTATGTCTCTCCTGATGCAGGGGTAGGTTCTGTCCGGATTACGGACGGCAACGGTGGTACCACTCTGTACAGAATAGACGTTCCTGCGGGCAGTAGTGCCATTTATATGTCACTACCGGAGGACGGTATTTTGTTTAAAAACGGGGCATACGCTGATCTTACGACTGTCATTTCGGCAACATTCTTCTGGGCATAAAGGATCAAATCATGATGATGAAAATGAACAAGCGCCGGAAGAAGTCCGGCATGAGCATGGATAAGGGCATGAAATTGGCCAAGTCCACCAAAAAAGGCATGGCGGGCGACGACATGCTGTCTATGGACTCGATGCCTATGAAAAAAATGGGCGGCGGGATGATGGGTTATGCCGCAGGTGGCATGGTCAGTCCTCGCAAGAAGATGGCCATGGGTTACAAGGACGGTGGCATGGTTCAGATGGTTGAATCGCGTGGCAATGGCGCTGCGCGTGGCAAGAAGACGCGTATCTGCTAATCATGCCGCGAAAGCGCGAAAACCCTATTGCAACTTCGGTCAAGTCGGGCAATTTTCGCCCGACTAAGACCGGTGCCGGAATGACGAAACAGGGCGTATCTGCGTATCGTCGTGCCAACCCCGGCAGTAAGTTGCAGACGGCAGTTACAGAGGACAAGCCTTCAGCCGCTCGTGCGGCTCGAAGGAAGTCCTATTGCGCTCGTAGTGAAGGTCAGATGAAGAAATTCCCAAAGGCTGCGGCAGACCCGAATAGTCGGTTGCGGCAGGCCAGAAAACGGTGGAAGTGCTGAAATGGAAGTCATGGTATGGAATACGGTGCTTTCAGTTTCCCTTGGCTTGATTGGGTGGATTCTGAAAGAAAAGTCGGCCGAAGTTCATCGCCTACAGGTGCTGATCAATCGCACTCGTGAAGAGATGGCCAAAGAGTATGTGACAAGGGATCAGGTCCATACGGATATCAACCGTGTTTTGGACCGGTTAGATAGATTGGAATTGAAACTTGACCGATTGATGGAAACCAAAAATGCCAGCTAAAAGCGCAAAACAGAAGAAGTTGATGGATGCGGCAGCGCATAGTCCAGCTTTTGCGAAAAAAGTTGGCATCCCTGTCAAAGTGGCGAAGAAGTTCAGTAAGACCAGTAAAGGTATGACTTTTGGCAAAGGTGGCAGCATTAATCGTGTAGGTGATGCGGTTACCCCAGATCGTCGTGATCCAGATATTGGCAAGATGATTAAAGAAGTACGCCCTCCTAACGTCAAGCACAGTGGCAAAGCTGGGCTGAATCAGAGTAGGTTTGGTGGTTCGAAGGGTACTAAGTATGCTTCGGGCGGCATAGCCAAGAAAAAAGGATGCTAAATGGCAACCTCCGGAACAACTACCTTCAATTTAGAGTTTGATGATCTAATTGAAGAGGCGTATGAGCGTTGCGGGGTAGAAAACCGCGACGGCTACGATATGAAGACCGCTCGTCGGTCTTTAAATTTGTTGTTTCTGGAGTGGGCGAACCGTGGGTTGAACCTATGGACGATTGAGCAACGTCAGGTGTCTATGGTATTTGGGCAGGCTGAATATACGCTGCCTTCCGACACTGTTAACGTCTTATCGGCTGTGATTCGTACGGGGTCTGGTCAAACGCAGCAAGACATTACGATTGACCGCATCAGCCAAAACGAATATCTGCATTTGCCTGATAAGAATACGCAAGCGCGTCCTGCGCAGTATTACGTTCAACGTACAAGTAGTCCAAAGCTTTTTGTTTATCCGGCTCCAGATAACTCAGAGCCGTACATCTTTCGGTATTACGCTGTTCGTCGTATTCAAGATGTGGGCGAATACATCAACACCGCAGATGTAGTTTTCCGATTTTTGCCTTGCTTAGCAGCAGGATTGGCGTATTACTTGTCGTTGAAAAAAGCGCCTGAGCGTACGGTGGTATTAAAGCAACTGTACGAGGAAGAATTTGCTCGTGCGGCACAGGAAGATCGAGATATTGCTAGTGTGTATTTAACGCCTGACGTAGGATATTGATATGGCGGGGTATGCAACAGGCAAATACTCGTTAGCTATATGTGATCAGTGTGGTCAGCGGTTCAAGCTGAATGAACTGAAGAAGGAATGGACGGGGTTCAAGGTTTGTCAGGAGTGCTATGAACCAAAGCACCCGCAACTTGAGCCAAAACGTGGGATTAATGAGCCGATTGCTGTGTATGAGCCGCGCCCAGATGTGGTTTCTACGGTGCGAGTATCAGTTTGGCAGGGTGGGGATTCCACAATTGCATCAATAGGGATGCAACCTGCTCCAGTAGCAAAGCCATTAACGGCAGCGGGTGTTTTGAACAATGTAACGGTGGTCATATCATGAATTATGCAGAGTTGACCTACGCTATTCAGGATTACACGGAGAACGAGTTTTCTTCGGTCCAGCTTGAGACAATTGTTCGTCAGGCTGAGCAGCGCATTTACAACACCGTTCAGTTGGCTAATCTTCGTAAGAATGTGGAAGGTAACCTGACGGCGGGTAACAAGTATTTGACTACCCCAAGTGATTTTTTGTCGGTGTACTCGTTAGCCGTTATCAATGACGATAATGACTATGTGTACTTGTTAAACAAGGATGTGAACTTCATTCGTGAGGTGTTTCCATCCGGGTCGTATCAAGCAATTCCCAAGTATTACGCTATTTTTGGGCCACTGATTAATTTGAACACTGAATTGTCATTGATTTTAGGTCCTACGCCAGATCAGTCGTATGATGTAGAACTGCATTATTACTATTATCCGGAGTCGATAGTGACGGCGGACAATACTTGGTTGGGTGACAATTTTGATTCAGCGTTGTTGTATGGAAGTCTGGTAGAGGCGTACACCTTTATGAAAGGTGAGCAGGACTTGATGACGTTATATGACGCGAAGTACAAGGAAGCGTTATCGCTGTTGAAGCAGCTTGGTGATGGTAAGCAGCGCGGCGATACGTATCGTGATGGTCAAGTCAAGTATCCGGTGCGCTAATGGCAATCACGCAGACATGGACAACAAGTTTTAAGCGACAGCTATTGCTGGGCGAACACGATCTTGATACGGATGTATTAAAGATTGCCTTGTACACGAGTTTGGCCACGTTAGGTCCGGATACCACCGTATATTCAACGACCAATGAGGTATCTGGGACGGGGTATACAGCAGGGGGTCTGACGCTGACGAATGTGACGGTGAACCAAGGCAATGGGATTGCTTACGTAAGTTTTGACAATCCTACATGGGCGGGAACTTCGTTTACAACGGCTGGGGCATTGATTTATAACAGCAGCAAAGCCAATAAGGCGATGTTTGTATTGAATTTTGGGATGAACCAAACAACGGTCAATGAGAATTTTGTGTTGGACCTTCCGGCGGCTAACCCAACCTTTGCTTTGATCAAACTAGTGTAGAGGGCATTATGCAGATCGAAAAATC